TGATGGCATGGCCGGTTCCGTCCGCGGTCGAGGGTCGTGTGGTAACGCCATCGTCCCGGACGGGCCGGCTCTCGTCTACCGCCTACCGATCACACGCTCACATACAGGAAGTCGCGGAAACTACAGGGTGATGCGACCGCCTTCCAACAGACCACTGGAGCGTTCGCAGCGAGTGCATTCATCGGCTATCGGGTGCAACTCCGCGCGCAGGCCGCCGCTGCTGCTGACCCAGTTTACAACCTTGGGGGGACTGGGGAGGTACCGGGGGCAATTAACGTGCAGCCGCCAAACGTTCCCCGCCCACCGGAGCCAGCCATCATTACGCCGAGTGACCAGCTGCCGATGGCTCCGAATTCGGGCAACATCGTATCGAACAGCAGTCCGATAGCCCCCCAATCCATCAATCCCGCGACCGGTCGACCTGGTTTCCTCGGGCCGCCGTACCAGCCCGGTCAGATTGCCACAATTGCGGGCGGTGGGCACCGAATCACGATCGGACAGCCGCCTCCCGAGGGTATGGTTGCCGGCACGCTGACCCCAGGCCAGCAAGCTGTCATAGCTGCCGTTCCACCGGGTTCCAACGTCACCGTAACGACCGGCGTGCTACCGGGCACAAACATGGTTGGCACCATAGTCACGATCACGACCCCAACCCCGTGGGCACCTCCGTTAGTCCCAGCATTGGTGAACGGACCGAACCCCAACTTGCAGCAAGTTCCGTAAGCCCGCACTAGCGCGCCAGCCGACTCGTGGCCATGTTCTTGGAGTGAAGATGCTTACGATGTTTCGCAGAACCCAGAATTCCTCCGATGGGTTATGGGTTCTCGGCTATGATGGCCCGCTGGAGTTCACTCCAGTGAACTACCGAGCTGACTTGGACCGGCTGTTCAGCCGGTCAGGTAGGTATGTCCTGTTGGCGGGTTTGCACTCTTGGAGCGGGCAAAGCCGCCAAGTGCTCCATACTATTCTGCAGCTGTACAACTGCCTCAAGGCCGCAGATGTAGCCGTTGGGCTTCACGACTTGGACAATTTTCCCCAACTCGACCAGGTCGATCCAGAGTTGAATAAACGACTTGTAGAGGCAGGTGTCGAGCCGGCTTTATACCTGTTCGATCACCGTCACCTTTCGATCGCGTGGTTTGGAAAGGAAGCGATCGCAGAGTTCCAGGCGTGGCTAGACGGTGTATTGATAAGTCAAGCAGCCTCGGGCCATACAGGAAGTACAAGAGCCGCCCCAGGAACTTCGGAGGCGAGCGACGGCGGGGGTAACGTGAGTAGCCGCGATTGATTTCGGTCGGCGCGGAAACTTCCTGTCCGCGTGGGATTCTTCTCGTTTCCGCGAGTGGGTTAACAACCATCTTTGTCTTCGTTGCTCGACTAACAGATAACACTCACATGCCGAGTGGGTTCTCCAACTCGTTCGGCATTTCTACTCTGGTGAGTTTGTAGCCAAATCCTTCGCTGCCAGGGGTTGTCGGCACCGTCGATGTCGACGACCAGCATCCCCTCGGCGGCAATGCCGACGTTGGCCCGCGGGTGCCGCGACCACCAGCGTTCGATCTGGCCCGGGTCGGTCGGGGCGTCGTGGAACCCGTGCTGAGTGATCGGGTGCTTGGTGCCCGGGATGCACGGGAAGACGCGATAGCCACGCTCCGCATAGCGGAGGGCGGCGGCCAGGAGGTCGTCGGGGTTCACCACGGGATCTCCTCCTCCGTGGCGGCGGTCACGTTGTACCCGAACGGGAAGTCGAGCGCGTCGTCGCTGAGCGGCTCGGTGTCACCGGCGTCACGGGGCTCGCCACGATCCAGCAACTCCGGGATCGGGCCGAGTTCGTGGTCGGTAATGCGGTCGTATTCCTCGCCGGAGACCGACCTCACCGTGATCGACTTGGTCGCGGCCAAACCGCCGGCGTTGACGATCTCGACGGCCTCGGCCGCCGTCGCCGGCACCGGCTCCTTGGACCGCTTCTTCCACCACGCCACCGCCTTCTGCCGGGCGAAGCCGTCGTGCTCCAGGCAGACCCACTCCGACTTCCAGCGGTGCCAGCCGATCTTGTAATCGACCCGCAGCGACTTCGGGGCGTCGTCGCCCGCGCCGCGTTTGGTGTGGACGCTGACCATCACGTCCCGGACCGGGAGCGTCTCGATCCTCACCTGGCCGGAGAGGATGCCGGCGTCGCTGGCCTTGGCCGCGTGCTTGGCCCGCTCCGGCGGCGGGAACTCGAAGCCGCACTCCGGGCAGACCGCGTAGCCGGCCGCGATCAAGGCATTGCACTCGGGGCACTCCTTGGCCGGGGCCTCGCCGACGCCCAGGGTACGTTCCTTAACGCGGACCTGATCGACCGGCCCGTGCCGCAGCACGTTGCCGCCGAAGTCGAGCACCAGGCAGTTGGCCTTCGACGGGTGTAGGCGGAAGCCGCGGCCGACCATCTGGTAGTACAGCCCCGGCGACAGCGTCGGCCGCAGCAGGGCCACGCAATCGATGTGCGGGGCGTCGAAACCGGTGGTCAGCACGTTGACGTTGCACAGGTACTTGAGCCGCCCGGACTTGAACCGGGCCAGCGTCGCGTCCCGCTCCTCAGTGGGCGTGTCGCCGGTGACGAAGCCGCAGTCGATGTCGTGCTTCGCCTTCAGGACCGACACGATGTGCTCGCCGTGCTTGACCCCGCTGGCGAAGATCAGGCAGGCGTTCCGCTCGCGGGTGGCCTCGACGACCTCGGCACACGCGGCCCGCACCAGTTCGGCGTCGTCCATCAGGGCCTCGACCTCGCCGGCGACGAATTCCCCGGCCCGGACGTGCAGCCCGCTGGTGTCGGCCTTCACCTTCCCGGCCTTGGTGACGAGCGGACACAGGTAGCCCTGCACGATCAACTCCCGCACCCCGACCTCGTAGCAGACGTGGTTCAGAAACCCGTCCGGCGTGCAGATCGATCCGGTCTTGAGCCGGTACGGCGTGGCGGTGAAGCCGACGATCCGCAGGTGCGGGTTGACGACGCAGGCCTCGGCCAGGAACTGGCGGTACATGCCGTCGCCGTCGGGCGGGATCATGTGGGCTTCGTCGATGACCACCAGGTCGAACGGGTCGAACTCGCACGCCCGCTGGTACACCGACTGGATACCGGCGATGGTGACCGGGCGGTCCGTGTCCCGCCGCTTCAGCCCGGCGGAATAGACGCCGTAGCGGACCTCAGGGCAGATGGCGTTCAGCTTGTCGGCGGTCTGTTCGAGCAGTTCCTTGACGTGGGCCAGGATCATCACCCGGCCGTTCCAGAGCGTCACCGCGTCCTGGCAGACCGACGCCATGACCGGCGTCTTCCCGCCGGCGGTGGGGATGACCACACACGGGTTGTCGTCCCGTGCCCGCAGGTGGTCGTACACCGCGTGCTTGGCTTCGAGTTGGTAGGGCCGCAGCGTCAGCATCACGCCTCCCGGATCCGCACGACCGTTTTCCCGCCCGCGACGGGCTCCCGCTTGGTGATCTCCAGCCGGACGACCTGGCTGTCGTCCGCGTAGGCCCCGCCGTGCGCGAGCGCGTCCAGCAGGGCCTTCTGCACGTTGTCGATGTCCCGCCGGCGGCGGTCGGGCGGGTACACCTCGACCTCGACGGCCAGGTCGCCCGCGAGCGGTTGGAGCCGCATCGCGGCGAGGATGGCCACCACGCTCGTGCGGAACCGCCGCCCCTCGCGGCTGATGAGCGTCTTGTGCCCGACCCGCCGCCAGTAGTGGTTGATCGAGGGCGGGTACGGCAGTTCCACTTCGAGCATGGCGGCGTCTCCGGTCACCGTTTCCACGGCGGGGTGCCGTTGGCCGACGGCGCGGCCGGCTTGACCGCGGGCGGTTCGGCCGGGGCGGCCTTGGGCGAGTAGCCCTTGACCTCGTTGGCGATCTCGCCGGTGTCGTCCCGCTTCTTGCACTTCACGTGGATCACCAGCGGCAGGTTGTGCAGTTCGACCGAGTCCTTCGGGGCCAGCACGCCGACGGCCCGACAGATGGCGGACAGTTCCGCCCGGGCGATGGCGACCGCCGTCGCGTTCGGGTTGTCGAGGTTGAGCCGCGCCCAGAGCAACCGGCCCTTGTGCGGGCCGTCGATGATCTCGAACGTGAGTTGCAGGTAGCTGCCGGTGCCGGACTTGGTCGGCTTCATCTCGCTGTCGGTGACGACCGCGAGGTACTTGCCGGCCGGGACCGGGTCGAAGTCGCCGGTCGGTTCCACTTGGTTGGCGTCGAAGCCGTTCAGGTTAGCCATGGGTCGGTTACTCGGTCGTTGGGTCGTTGGGTTGGTGGTTGGTGAGGGCGGTCATGAATGCCGCCCAGGACAGTGGCAACTCTTCGGTCAGCCCGTAGCGGTTCTTGGCGACACAACTCGGCCCGCCGACGGTACGGAGGATCCGTTCGCCGCCGTCCTTGCCGATGGCGTGGGCGATGGTCCGCTTGCGGCCGAAGCCGGCGTCCTCGCTGGCGGTGCGGAACTTCCGCGTGGCGAACAGCACGGCGTCGCACCACTCGCTCACGAGCGCCGCGGCGTGCTTGTGCAGCCGGGGCGAGTAGCGGTCGTAGGGCGGGGCCTCGGGGTCTTCGAACTTCTCGACCTTGGCATGCGCGATCAGCACGACCACCATGCCGCGCTGGCTGCGAAGCAGGTTGAGCGAGTCGATCACCTCGCGCCAGTGGGTGACGGCATGCGTGTAGCCGCGGGCGTAGCCGCCGTCGGCCTTCTCGATGTTCTTGACCGAGAACTCAGCGCACACCCGGTCCCAGATCAGCCGCTCCAGCCAGTCGAGGCTGTCGAGCACGACCGTCTCGAAGTCGTGCGGCTGTGTCCGCAACTCGGTGATCGCCGCGAGCACCTCGTCGAGGGTGGCGGCCAGCGGGAATTTGGCGCAGTCGATCTCGTCGAGCCCGTCCTCGGTCGGGACGAACACCGGGCTCGGGGCTTGCGACCCGAAGGTGCTCTTGCCGATGCCGGGCGTGCCGTAGACGAGCAGCCGGGGCGGCCGCGGGGTGCGGCCACGTTGGACCTTGGCGAGCAGGCTCACGCGCACACCTCCTCGCTCGGGCGCGCGGCGGGCTGGTCCGCAC